TCAACCATCTCTTCGGTTAAATGGAAGGATCGCAGCGGATGTCCCATTATCGTTAGGCACTTCGCGCTCAACACGGTCGCGCGGTTTCAGTGACAGCTCTACGATGTCGGCTTTTCGCCCTGAAAGATGGCCAAATGGCAGCCCCATCAGGCCCTCAACATCTCGACTGGAAAGGCCTACAAGATCTGGTAGTGCCCCAGGCACGACAACACCCTCGTTCGCCAACAGTTCCATTGTTCGGCGCAAAAGGCGCGGTTGCTCTGGCTCCCGATCACCATCACCAGGTTCACTGCGCTGGCCCCATTTTGCCGAACGATGTTTGATCAGCCGCAGGTAATCCTCTTCACCGATGATGCCCAAGTTGCGCAGCCTCATGATCATCGCACCGACAGAAACCCCCCATCGCTGTTTGAGAAAAAGCAGCCCATTGAGCGTCACTGGAGTATTGACCTCAGCGGCAAACCCCTTTGCAGGAAGAAGAAACGCTCCAGCAAAACGATGCGCATGACTCTCCATCAACTTGTGAGTCGCAGCATCCCCAGGAGCATCTATACCCTTATGGAGTACCAGATGCCCGAGTTCATGCGCAGCGTCGAATCGACTACGGAACGCATTGCCCTTGTCAGCACAAAGAAGCACCAAGGGTCGCCCGCTAGCACTCCAAGCTGACAAGCCCTCGATGCGCGCAACTCCGGTCTCTTCTCGGGCCACCACCACCCCAGCATTTTCCAAGAGTAAGAGGATATCCCCGGCAGGCCCCTCCCCCATGCCCCACGCACGGCGGCAACGCTCAGCTGCCTCTTCGACCACAGCATTGGTGATATCAGACAGCCGCAGCGGCCCCATCTGCGGAATGCAGACCTCGGGGTAATCGACATACTCCTCCAACTGCGAGGACAACTCCTCCAACCACGACATGCGAGTTCCAAGGAGCGCACGATCCTGCTTCAACTGAGCAATGCTGCCGCGATAGCAGGGCCGGGAAGTAGACTCGCGAACTGGGCGAGTCAACCACTCCGCAGTCACCCGCAACTCCGATGCGATTGCCTCCAACATGGCCGCAGACGGAATCTGGACAGCATTTCGCCATCGGCTAATTGTGGTGCTCGTGACACCAACTCGCGCCGCCAATTCCGTAGCGGAAAAACCGCGAGCGGCCAACGCTTGCGTCAGCCGCTCAGGTACAAAATTCTGGATAGAACGTGTCATCTCATTGGCTCATCTTCATCGCCATCGCGCTTCTTTTTGATCCCACTTTTTAGCTTCGGACCAACCTTATCCACAACATCAGTGGGCTTGGCGTATCTCTGCAGGAACAACGAGACCTCTTCTTTAAAGACGCAATTCCTCAAATCCATAGTCTCATCCGGGACAGCCAGATAGATCCGCGCACTAGCCTCGCCCCGGCCAGTCTCGGTCACCAAGAAGACCGCGACCTGGTGAACGTCATCAACCCGGACATCGGAAAACAGATCCGGTTCAACCAGCCGTCGCACGACGTCATTGTTACGGCAAAGTTTAACTTTTCCTTTACTGCGTCTGGCGTTGTTCCACTTCCCGCTGCCCATATGGACACGACCGAGCGTCACGATTCCGACCTGGCCAACCATGATTGAGTTGCCCTTCAAAGGGGTTCGCGGAACGTCCGCCTCAGCCAGCCCCCTCTCCATCGCCTCGTTCAGAATCAAGTGCCTCAGAAAGCCCTCGGCGGTTGGCCGATGACCGATTGCAAAATCCGCACTTGCCTCCTGAGCCCGCTCCAAAGCTCGCAAGACCAAACGCTGCAAGTCAAGAAGCAATCCGCGATCAAGCTGGGACGACAACAATTCGGCAATGTTTTCGGTTCCGCTGGCGCTCAAGTCAATATCCTCTTGTCGTTGAGCGGAATTTAACATCTTTTTTTTGTCGCCACAACACCCCATCAAGGGAGTTGCGCCATTTTAGCAAAATTACTAACTTCCGGTGGGAACGGAGGCAACGCCCAACCGCCAGCAGCCGACAATCCCGCCGCTCTCGCGAGGGCGGCAGGGCCACGGCCAATGCCAGATGCTGAGATCACCTGTGTTGCGGCGCTGTCTGGATGCTTGCCGGCATCTGGGCAGCGCCCTGTTTCGTCAGACGACTACTTCTACCAACGGAAGATTGGGCGCGGCTTCCAGCAGTCGGCCACCACTGACCCAAACGTTGTACGGAATGGGTTGCTGCAGCTGACCGAAGGCACGCATCTGCGCGCCGTCATAGGTTGTCAGGCTGCTGGTGCCGTCTGCATTGTGTGCAGTGACCGTTGCCAGTAATCGCGGCCGGCCGCTGACGAGTTCGCCGAATTGATCCCACAGATCAGTCCGCATCAGTGAAATGCCTCTCCAGAGTTGCTGTCTGCTCGATCACGACAGCCTGTTGATCCACGACGACCTCAATTCGGATCGACTCGCATTGGCCGTGCCAGGTTCCTTCAGAACTCAGCACCTGCACCAGGTCGAGCGGCAGAATCACCCCAATCTCCCCTGCCTTCAGCGGCTTCGGGAAAAGAGGCACGGTCAGATCCACTGCAGCCTGTTCACCGCGATCGCACAGGATGTTGCGTCCGCGCTCGGCAGCGGCGGCGGCAACGCTGATCAAGGGGCTACTTACCTGTTGCGCGAAGAGCTGGCCCGCTTCCCCGGTCTTGCGCACCCTGCAGGTGACCCCCTTCCCGGCCAGCTCTCCCGTGACCACCACCGCGTCATACAGCGGCGCGCTGCGCATCTGCAGGCTTTCGGTTAACACAATGTCTTCCTGCAACACGTGATCCGGCGTTGTCTCCCGCCAGAGCCACGGACTGGCCGGGTAGCTGGCGCGGACAACCAGCGCCAGGTCCGAGGGATGGGACTGCACCACCCCGCCACTCGCACCGGCGAGCGCACTGATGGCATCCAGCGGCGTGTTCGCGTCATAGAACCATGCGCCGGGCGGAACCAACCAATCAACCGTGTCGTACCTACTGGCAAAGCCCGAGTCGGCCAGCTCCTCGGCAACAAGCTGGGCCATGCTGCGCTCTTCCGTCGTGGCCTTGACGCGAGCCGGGGCGTAAGGCGGTGCCAGTAGCGCTGTCCTTGATCGCCCACTCAAACGCACACCGCCCCCAGCGAACTCGCGCTGTTTCTGGAAGCTCTCGATGATGCCCGTCCAGACGTAGCCGTTCAGCACCAACTCGAACTGTCGCGGGCCCGAGGCTGTGGGCTTGAGCAGTCCCAGCTGATCGGCATCGGCCAGCTCGATGTCAAAGGTCCAGCCCCAAGCCGAGCGGCCGGCACTGAGAGAGACGCGGGCCAACTCGATCGGCACCCGATCAGGAAGCCGCACAAATGAAACCTCATTGATCACGACGTAGGTCCTACGTTGGGGGCGCACCACATAGCACGCCGAGATACCTAGATTCAGGGGAGCCAGTCCGGGCACGCCGGTCACGGCGCAACCGAGATTGAGGCCGACACGGTTGCCGGGTGGGAACGTCGGGTCTGGATCAGGATCAGGCCCTGGGCCGGGCCCTGGTCGAACGCCCCATGGAACGCGCCGAGCAGCTCCCCAGGGCAGCCACCCAGCGGCTCGACCGACACCGGAACTCGCCCAAACCATCGAGCCGCCGGACTCGGTCGAAGGTGCTCGACGCCGCCAACGCATACCGTAAGAGGGCGCTCCAGCCCTGAGCCAGCGCATCGGCATCGCGGACGAACGGCTCAGAACAAGCATTGCTGAGTTCCATGAAAGATGAGCCTGGCAGCCTGCCAGAGCAAGCGCGCCCCAACCGGTTCGCCACTTGCTATCCATCAATCCCATACCGGTTCGCCAACGGAAGCCGGCCTCGCCCCGAATCAAGCCACTCAATCCCCAACTGACGGCACATTGCCGGTGCGCTCGAGGTGACTCACCCCACCGGTGGTGAACTACCAGGGAAGCAGCATCCGCCCCCCGCCACTGCATCGACGACGACAACCGACCGAGCCTGCTCGCTGCAGCCCAAGCGATCGATGCAACTTGGCGAACACCCCGGATAACCGGCTCAGGCGCATCGTCGTCCCAATACACACCAAGATTGAGGTCAGACCGTCGCGCGTCCGCTCCGACAAGGGGGCCCAAATTCAACCGTAGGCGCAATGCGGATGCACCGTTCATTAGGCTTCCACGTACGGCTGGACCCAGTCCTGAATTGCAGAGTTCACCGTACCAGCCGCATCAGTCCCGATCACCATGTAGCGGTAGTTCGGGGACAACCCCCGAACAATCCACTCACCATCCCCATTACTCAAGACCGAAGCACAACAGATTAAGGTGCTCCGCTCGAGCACCAGAACCCGCCCCCGGAAAGGTTGGTTGAGCTTGCGGAGGCGCCCGTCCGGGCCGTCTTCTACAGGCGGAAATCCCCCCAGATAACCGCGACCGCAATAATCGATCGGTCTCGAAACACCGAAGCTAAATCGCCGCGAGTTCATTGGCTCCACTCCGAGTTGATCCGGACTAGCACGACGCCAGTGAATGACGGGCTTGGATCTGAATCTAATGCGCGAGAGAAGCGGATTGCCATTAGCTTATCCCCGCCACCCTCCTCAACCCCTTCTAGGACGGCACCATCCGCAAACTGCGAGGCACCAGTCAGAATCTGCATTGGCGCAAGCAGCCCTGGAAGCTCGCCACGAGGGAAGAAGGCGCCATTGACAAACCGCGCCGGCTCGTAGAGGAGACCTTGATTAATTCCGCTAGGGAACCCCCCACTACCTGTTCCGCCAAAGCAGTTGCCATTGATGACACCGAAGTGATCGCAGGATTTAGCTCCAACCACCCCAATGTGATTCCGCGCTATGTACATACTGCAGGAAATATTTTCAGGTTCCGCCGTATACACAGAGTTCGTGAACAGCCTCGTCGACCAATCAAAACTTCCAGTCCAACTTTGCGCGTTGTTAGCAGACACTACGAAGCCATGCGCGTCGCCAGGCTTATAGCTGATGATGTCACCAGCGAACCATGGATACAAAAACCCTCTCGTAGAAGTGTCGACGAACAGGTAAAGGAATCGCTCGTTAGCGACGACCCGCCAGCGACGGGAGGTGGAATCCACTGAGGTTGATTTCGGGAGAAGCGCACCCCTAGCTCGCTGGGTGGAAGTGGGCACTGCGTTCTCGCCCACTCCTATAGCGCTCATCGCCTCAAACCCACGTGCCCAGGCATGTCGAGCGTTGCCGACTGAAGCGGAATCATCTATCTGCAAGTAGTATCCGCTGCCAGATCCAATGTTGCCGCGATAAGCCCTGACGTTCGTACCGCTGAACTCGCGGGTCCAGCCAGCCCCGGCCTTGCGTGCGGCTCCCACCCCGTACCCATCGACAAGTACCGCGTCAAGCAAAGCGGTAAGGCTCCCAGGCTGGCCTGTCAGCTGCGGCGCGCCCGGATCGGTGCTTTCGTAAACGGTTGGTACAAGACTCATAGAGGGTTACTCGCCTGGAATATTGCCAATGACCTGAAAGCGGGTGGAGTCGGTCGCGCCCTCCGGCGTGCCTGGCAGCGTCGTGCGCATCATCCACACGGGCGCCAAACCACCAACGGTGTTAAAGCGAACGACGTTGTTCGTAGACCAGCCAGTTCCCCAACCGTCCTTCTTCATCACAAAGTACGGTTGCCCGGTACGAGGATTGACGGGCGCAAGATCCGTGGTCGTGTTTCCGGCAGAGATGGTGCCGACCGTCTCGCCGATCACCTCAAACTGGGTTGCACTGGTGAACCGCACTGCCCAACGCTCAGTGATCGCGTCCTTGTTCGTCACCGCGAGCGGATAGTCCGTGTCGTTGTAGGTGCCGGGCGCGACACTGCCGCTCGGGGAATCGGCCCACACGTTGGTCCATGCGGCCTGGTCGAACAGACTCACCACACGCGCCTGCAGGTCCAGCGATCCATTGGCTTCGCCCAACCGCAGCGCGGTGCTGATCATCGACTCTCCCACCGGATAGTCGTGCGTCAGAGAGGTGTTGATCTCGATCTCACCGGTGATCTGAGGCTGAACCACCAAACGCCGGTCCTCGACGCGCTCGCTGATCGTCAGTGGCAGCGTGTACGCGGCCAGGTTCAGCGGGTCACTGAAGCGCAGATTGCCAACGTCCAGATCCGCCGTGAACCATGCGGCGTCGACCGGACGCCCCTCGGCGTCACGCACTTCAATACCTGCGATCCTGCCGCGACCAAAGGTGACCACCTGTCCCGCTTGCGGCGACGGCACCACGTGCTTGGCCGTGTGGTGGATCAGCACGGTTTGCCCCGGCTTGAACGCTGGCGCACGGCCGTCGCTGGGCAGACGCACCGACGACAAGCCGATCACTACCTCCGAAAGCGGAATCGATCGATACACGACCGCGCCCATGTAGATCGTGCCCGGCAGCACGAGCGTCGGCCTCCAGACCTGATCCCCCTCAACCTGGTCGGGATCAAACCAGGGCTTGCCCTCATTCCCGGCCACGGGCACCAGCTGGCCGAACTGAACCTTGACGACACCACTTTCCCAATCGACCTTGCCACGAACTTCGGCAGCTGACAGCACACCGTTAATGTCCGCAGTCGCCGTAAGCAGCTCACCGTCGATGCGGGTCGCGCGCAGCGTGAACATGCCTGGCCGAAGCGGTGAACCTGGCGCACGGAAGAAGCTGACCGCCACACCCGGATCGGCTATCCGTGTCAGGAGGGATTGGATCTGGACCGTGTTCTCGCCGCCCGCCAGCCATTGCACCAGGTTCACCACACCTGCCGCGTAGTCGATCGTCCCTGCATAGATGCCCGAGCCGGTCGTGGGATCGATGGAGTGATACAAGCCGCCGCTACGGTCAACGTAGGTGCGCCCCCGGAATGCGAAGCGAACGCTGCCCGGAACGATGCTGTCGCTAATCGTCGGGGTGAGCTGCAGTTGGACCGCCGGCAGCGGCATGACCTCCTGCGCGGACTGAGCCGCTTCCCCGGCGAGCATCCAACCGGCCGACACGATACTGCCGGCGGAGAATTGTGCGAGCACGTCCAGGCGCTCGTAGCCAACGACCTTCAGGCGCCCTGACCGGATCTCATACACCGGATAGGAAACCTGCCGGACCATGAACTTTCCGGCCTGCAGCGAGACCGCGCCCGTGCTGTAGTTCACCGACCCCAGCACCGTGCTGAAGGCCGTGTCACCAACCGAAACGCCCACCAGGTTGCCTGCGCCATCATCCTTGGCGATGACCCGCATCGCCTGAGGGGCCGACGACAGGTCATCGCGATCGCGCCGCACACTCACAAGCCAGTCGAGAAGCACGGTGCCCTGCCTCACCGGTCCCTGCGGCAGGGTAAACGACACGATCCCGGCCGAATCAGGGACAGGCTGAGGTGCTGCATGGAGCGGCTGCCCCCAATCGTAGGCGATCGAAAGCTGGCTATCCGCATCAGGCAGACTCAGCGGCCGGAGCGAGATCTCACCGGTCGAGTAGCTGATCTGTCCACGAACCTGCCCGCCAATCAGCAAGCCGCCGTTCCCGTTATCTGTGACCGCCACATTGGAGCCGCCGACACGCAGCGTCAGTTGCACCGTCCCCGGTACCGCCGAGCCCTCGCCCAGCACAAAGCGGAGCGCCGGCGGCAGGATGGCGGTATCACCAACCCGGGCCTCCGCGATGATGGGAGTGCCCCAGTTGGAGATGATGCTGCTCTTCAGATCCGGCAGCGCGCCAGCGGTCACCACGACGGAGCCGGTCTGGTAGTTGATCGTCCCGGTGCCTTGGCCCGGCTTGCCTATCAGACGGCCGCGGCCGTTGTCGGTCAACCTGATCCAGCGCCCCAGGGCGCGGTAGTCGACCACCACCGTTCCCGGGGCCGGCAACGGGGTCAGCTGGAACAGCCAGACCATGCCCTGGTTGTTCTGCGTCACCTCAATCTCGTCGGTGAAGCCCTGCATGGGGATGGAGCCCGCCGGGGACGCTGTGATGCTGATACTGGTACTGCCGACGCCACTCGCATGCGTCAAGGCTACGACCCCACCCTGATAATCGACCGTACCGCTCCAGGGCGTCGCCACGGCGGAAGCGAGCCCGCCAGTACCGTCGTCGGTGAGTTCGACACTGCCTGCGACAACCCTTACTGCGCCCACCACCAACCCAGTACCGAGGTATCGGCTGACCGGCACGCCAGCAGCAAAGCTGGCACTGAAGTTCTGGCCGAGGCTGCCGGCAGGGCCGGATGGGACCTGGCTGATGGTGCCCATGCCGGCCAGAACGTCACTGACCGGGGTTTCAGCCGTGGAGGTAGGAACGATGGACACGTACGGGGTATCGACTTGCACAGCCAGATCGCCAGGCTTCCCAGCGGCGGTGAGGCGTTTGACGCTGTGATAGCTCGTGGCCTCCACCACGTTGGTTTCGTAGATCCTGGTCGCGGGCTTGGTGGCCGAGTACCGCACCACCTCCTGGCCGTAGAAATCGCGCAGCAACGCGTTCACCAGCTCGATCACCAAGACATCCCTCTCAAATGCCCCTTGGTCATCAGTAAAAGTCCGTGTCGTACGGGACAGCACGCCTTTGACCCGCACGTACTGTTCTGCCGGATCGTGCCCGGAGCTGGCGAGGGTCAGCAGCGAGAAGTTGTCATTGATGTCGGGGCTCGGCGCGTCCTTCATCGCGTAGACCTGGATAGTCATCTGGCCGCTGAAGTGGTTCCCCAGTAGGACAAAGCGGGACTCTGTGCCTCGCGTGATGTAGCTCTCGACGCGGTTCTTGGCGTCGAGGCGCACGTCACTGTAAGAGCCCGTGGCAAACATCGTGACGGTCACGCGCGGGTCTGCCGGAGGATCGATCAGCACCGCGATCGCGTCCTTCAGCACGTCAGGCGCAGGTGTATCCACATGCACAAACATCTTGCGGAGGGTGGTTCGGCCAGTGGTCCGCTCCTCATCACCGATATCCGGAAAGAGGTTGTTCATCGCCCCATCAATGATTTCGGTCTGAACCATGCGGCCACCGCCGTCAGGGTTATCTGTCAAGCGCTGCGACTGTCGCAGCTTGATATCGGTAGCAAGAATCGTCATGGATTACACCGTCATGAGGCGAAGGGTGATGGAGAAAAGGTCCGCATCAAGCGCGGGGACAGCAAAGCGGGTGGGATCGACTTCGATGGCCGGCCCATCCGTGCGGCGCCACCGGACCTGGAATGACCGCTCGCCGCTGTTGTGGGCCGGCATGACCAGATCCAGCGGCGCCAGGCGAGCCTCGCTCTCACTGGCCTGCAGCGCCCGTAGAACAGGAAGACTGACGACGCCGACGTAGGCAGTACCGTCCCGGGTTGTCTGGAGAGTGATCGGCCGCCCGGCCTGCCGCGCAGACTCTTGGACGATCAAGGCACCCGTCAGGCTTGTACGCGCCTGTTGCCCTACCTTCCAGGCCGTGAACTCATCGGTCCACTGAAGGTCAGCCGGCAGTTCGATTCCAGCAAGAACGATGCGGGTCATCAGCTACGCCCCCGAACGGAAACGGCCCTGCTTTGCTGAACCTGCCGCAGGACCAACGGAGCGACGAGGCCCGCGAGGCGCTGCGCTTGCTGCACCTCGGCGGCGGTGGCGCCGGCCACCACTTCCTTCGAAGGCAGCTTCCAGTCAATGACAATGACCTGCTCGTTGGTGCCGTTGCTGCCGATGCGAGCCGCGTCCGCCTTCGCCTGCGCCTCTGCCTCAGCTTCAGCCTGCTTGCGGCGCTCGGCGAGCGCGGCAGCGGCCTCCTGGTCTCGCTGCTGCCGCTGCCGCACGACCTGGGCCTCCAACTGCGCCACCTCTGCGATTTCGCCCTTGCCCACGTAGTCGAACTGTCCTGCCAGCCGCTCCTTCGCTGCTTTGGAGAGTTCGTCCTCCGCCTCGGCGGTCGCCTGAAGCTCTGCCTTGTACTCAGCCAGCTGCTTGCGCTGCTCAGTGACCCGGTTCAGCGCATTGGCAAACTGCACAAGCGGGTTGGGTCCGCTGAGCTTGCGCATTGCCTGCAATGCAGATTCGGAGACCTCGCCAATGCTGAACGCCATTCCTTGCGCAGCGGCCCCGGCCTGCCCCATCTGCTTGCCCATTCGTTCGGAGCTACTCCCTACCCGGTCAACCTGGTCCGCCGCACCACCCGCGCTCTCGCGCACCTCCTCCAGCCGCTCGCGGCTGCGGCTGGCACCGTCCTGCAGCTGGCGCATTGCCACGTCACTCACATCACCCAGCCGCTGCATGCTGCGCTCGGTGTCGTAGATCGATTCCTGCACTGCGAGCTGGCTATCGACGTTGTCCCGGCGCCACTGGTCACTGTCCGCAGCTGCAGCGCGGGTTGCATCGGCATATGCCCGGAAAGCGCGACGAACGTCTTCGACAGAGGCCTTGCCGCGAGCCGCGCCGTCACGAATCGCTTCGAAGGCGCTCTTGGCAGCGTCGCGCGTCGCATTGAGCGATGCCTGGGACTGGATGCCAAGCCTGGCAAATTCGTCCGCCAGCGGATCGATGGCGACCTGAATCTCGCGGATGCGAGCGTTCAGCGCTGCGGCTGACCGCGCGGCCGCATCGAAGCCGACCTTACCCTGCCGCCCTGCCGATTCCAGCAGCGCGCCCAGCGTGCGCGCTTCGTCCAGCGTCGCGACCTTGCCAAGCGCTGCCTTGAATGCGGTCTCGATCTGGGCGCCCGTAGCCACCGCGCTCTCTGTGACGGCACCGAACGAAGCGATCGCATCCTTGCCGGCGGCAGTGAAACGAAACCCCATCTTGGAAGCCTCAACACCGAGCTTCTGCATGGCCGACAGCAGCGTGGTTTCAAGGACGGCCGATGCATTAACAGCGCCCTGCGGCAGCGCCTCGAACGCAGATTGCGCCGATGCCTGGAAGCGGGCTAACTCCTCTCCGGAGAGCTTGTTCAGCGCTTCCAGCAGACCGTCTCGCACGTTCCGTTCTGCAGCCCCGCCTTGGGTAGCCACATAGCCGAGCGCAGCTCCTACGGCCTCCAAGCTTCCTGTGTCGACAAAGTTCAGCCCTTCAAAGACCTTGCCGATTGATTCCTTTGCGAGCTTGGCATTTCCCTCGATTCCCTCCAACTGCTGGACCACCAGCTGCGCCGCACCGCCGATGCCATTTTTCAGCGAATCGGCAGCCGTCTTCGCACCCTTGGCCATCGCAGCGAAGCCGGTGGATACCTCCAAGAGACGTGCGGAGACCTGACCCAGCTCCTGCAGCTGCTCCGCCGTCGCGACACCGGCCTTCTGCTGCATCAGCAGGAAGCCTTCCTGCGCCGTGAGGTACTGCTCCAAGCCGGACAGACGCTTCTCGTATGCCTGCCGCTCCGCCTCGCCCAGCTTGGCGACTTCCTCGGCCGACTTGATGACTACGTCACGGTACGCAACGAAGGATACTGCCTGTTCACGCAGCTGCAGCGCCGAATCGCGTACCTGGCTGATGTAGGCCCGCTGCGCTTCACCGGCACGCTTCAGAGCCGGGTCGTGCTGCTTCCAGATGTCCTGCGCCACGGTCTTGAGGACGTCCAGACCGCCCATCGCCGCTTCCAATCCCAGCACGGCCACCGTGATGGGGACTGCCTTCGGCAAACCGCGCAGCAACGCACCAAACCGACCGATACCCCGGCTGCCGCTTGCGACCGCTGCATTGTTGGCGATCTGCGCGTTCGTGGTCGCGATCAGGGCTGCGCGCCATGCGTTCAGCTGGAGCAGGGCCCCCACGATCTTGAACTGCGCATATGCGGCGGCCATCAGGCCGATCACGCGGGCATGGTCCACAACCCACTGCGTCGTGCCCTTCACCGCCTCGGCCATGGTGATGATGGCCTGGGCGGTCTGCTTGGCCCAGCGCGATAGGCTGCCATCGGCGGCCAGCCGATCCAGCGTGGTCAGCAGGGTGGTGAGCTGCTCCTTGAAGTAGGTCAGCACGCCCTGGTCTGCGACCTCCTGTTTCCAATCCTTGAAGCGATCGGTGGCCGTCTTCCACAGGCCGGCGATGGTGCCAACCTTTGCAGCGGCGGCTGCGCCACCATAGGATTCGGCCAGCAGATCGAGGATGATGGCCTGCGCCTTTGCCACCTGCCCGGTAGCTTCCAGGCTCTTGATCAGCGACTTCTGGCTGTCATCCAGCGTAAAGCCCTGCTTGCTCAGGCTCTCCATTGCCTTCGACGGCGTCTGCAGCGCCTTGCCTACGACCTCGGCAGACTGCTCCAGCGACATGCCCAGCCGCTGGGCCTGGTCGATGGTGATCTGCATCGCCGCCGGGAACTGCTCGCCCACGATGTTGGTGTACGACAGCAGGCGGACCTGGGCGGCGCTGATCTGCCCATCATCGAAAAGCCCACTCTGCAGCTGCTGGCGCATGGCGGCCAAGCTCTGCGCAGTGAACTCGCTGGTGCGACCCGTGGCGTGCAAGGCCGCTTCCAGCTGAGCCAGTTCCTGCTCAGCGTCGCTGCCCTCCTTCACGATGGCCTTGATGCCGTCAACCACTCGGTTCAGGCCGACGAACGCGATCGCACCAGCGGCGACTGCCTTGAGTCTGCCGAACCAGCTGACAGTGCTCTCGGTGGCCGAGGCAAGATCGCCGCTGCCGGCGGCAGCATCAGCAGCGCGCTCGCGGTACTCGGCCAGCGACTTCGCGGCGGCCTTGCTGGTGGTGGCCTGCTTGCGGAAGGCGGCCTCGCCTTCCTCGATCTGCTGCTTGCGGCGGCGGCCGGCCTCGGCCTCGGCGGCGGCGGCACGGGCCTGCTCGGTCAGCGCGGCCGCACTGCGGGTGGCCTCGATACGCAGCCGCTGCTGGTGGTCGGCCAGGTTGGCCGTGTTGACGCCGAGCGAGGACAGTTCGGTATCTGCCTTGGCAACCGCGTCCCACTGCTCGGTAAGCGCCTTCTGCAGGCGCTCCCCCTCTTTGCGCAGCTCGCGCTGGGCAGCCAGCACCTCGCGCGACGGCTTCTCCATCTCGCCGATGCTGAGGCTGAGGGACAGCGCAGCCTGCTGGTTGGCTCCGAACTGCTTTTCCAGCTCGGCAAGGTCGGTCAGCATGCCGTCGTAGGCGTCCGCCTTGGATGCGGCCTCATTCAGCCCGGTCAGCGAGTCCAGCAGCTTGGATGCCTTGCTGGCGGTCTCGACTGATACATCGCCCAGGTCTCCGAACGCCGCGCGCAGTTCGTCCACGCCCTCGCGACCCTGCGTCTCGATGACAACGCGAATTGCTTCTTCAAGCCGATCAGCCATTGGAACTTCCATTGATGCGCCACTGGCGGCGCAGTTCAGTCACGTAGGTGGTATGCAGGCGATCCATCAGCCGACGACGTGCGGTGAGAGCGCGGCTGTTGCCATCGGCGCCGGAGAGCATCTCGAACGGGCTGGGACCGCGCAGGATGCGCACCGGGCCGCGGCCGTGACGTTTCTGCTGCGCACGGTCCCAACTGCGCACCCGAATGGCCTTGCGCCCCTTGATCGTGGCGATGAAGGCACCCTCGTAGGTCTTAGACTCGCCCAGGCCGATGCTGGCCGTCGCGCCCTTTGACTTCCGGCCCGCCCAGCGGCCGCCGAACTCGATCAGCGAGATCTGGCGCGTGCTCGCCCAGATGGAAAGGAAATCGTCCCTGCCGCGCTTGCCGCTGCTGTAGCCGCGTTCGCCGGTCTCCACGCGGTACTTCCCGCGTAGCGCCGAGGCGCGGATGTTGTACGAAGCCCGGACTTCCTGCGTGGTGGCCGGCCCAGCGCGCCGCTGCAGCCCAATGAACGCCCGCTGCACCGACAGGTCATAGCGATTCAGCACCGCGCCAGCCAGGTCGGTCAGGCCGTGGAAGCCCTTCGCGCGACGGCCGCTGACGTAGTACTTGAGCAGGTTGTTGGCGCGATTGGATGCCACGAAGCCCTTCCTGATTCATGCCGGGAGGGCGCCACACAGGCGCCCTCCCCTTGCCGAGGTCACCGCCCCGCTCAATCCGCCGACTGCGCCGCGATCTTGAAGGTGTAGAGATCGGTCTCGCCGGACTGGAAGATCACCGGGCCGGTCAGGGTCACCTGGATCGGCTCATCGCTGAACCAGTCCACGTCGCCATCCACGGTCAGGTCGACATTCGGGATCGTGAGCAGGCCTTCATCGCCACTGATGCGGTCCTGCATGTCGCCCAGGATCTGGAAGGACTTGCTGGGCGTGGTGCCGCCGCTGATGGCGGTTTCCAAGTAGGCGTCGTAGGTGTAGCTGGCCACCACGGTATTGCCGGCCTGCAGAGCGCCGCCGGCCTTCGGAATCAGAAGGCCGTGCACCGGATCGAGGGTGTAGTCGGTGCCCTCCACCAAGTCGACGGTACCCTTCTTGAAGACCGGCGCGGTGTCGGCCAGCAGGAAGTTGTGCGGCAGCTTGACCGGGGTGTCCACGCTACCCACGGTCACGGACACGTCGGTGGCGGTACCAGCGGCGACCTGGGTAGCCACCAAGGTGCCGTACAGCATGCGGGCCAGGATGGCGGTCGGCACTTCCAGCGCGGTGATGGACACGCTGGTGACACCAGGATTGGAGTCTTTGTGAATGATCTGCTGATAGCGCGCATCGCGGCGCTTGCTCTTGATCTCCACCGAGTCGCCGGCTTCATAGCTGAACGTCAGCGACGACTGTTCCAGCGGCTGGTTGCCGAACTTGTCGGCCGGCTCGGGGATAACGGGAATGCGGGCGCCGTTCGCGCCGTGCTCCCAGAAACGCAGATCGCCTGCGAACTTGCGGACTTTGGGCTGTGCCATGGTGTTGCTCCTACGGGTTCGGGTTGGGGACGGGCTCGAAGGTCTCGGTCAGACCAGCCCGCGCGGTGATCTGAGCGACTACGGCGGAGTGCCCTGCGTCGTCTTCCAGAGTTGCCATCTGGGTTGTCAGCAGTTCGAAGGCGGTGACGCCTATCGGCAGCATCTTGGCGTTCAGCGTCAGGGCGCGGATCAGGTCGTGCCTGGCACGGTGAACCAGCAACCGTGGGTTCTCCCGACCGCTCCCGCGAGGAACTTCGAACTCGATGGTGATAGCGGCGTCGGAACTGGCCTGGGCGCTACCGCCTCCACTCCGCGAGAGCTGCTGGACCGAGATGACGGTGGCGGGCTCGGACTGGTCCTCGGGCACCTCATCATCGTCCACCACGATCAGCCCGCTTCCGATATCGGTGCGGAATCCAGCCGACGTGCGGATCAGCTTCACGCGATCACGCAAGAACTCGACCAGCTGCCAGGAGAGGGGTTCAGCCAGCTCAGCCACGGCGCACCAGCCAGCGGCTGCGTGAGCCGTCGTCACTGAGCTTCTTCACGTTCACGAAGACCTCGCCATCGACCTCGACGCGATCCCCCTGCTCCGGGTCAACATCGGCTCGCAGGTAGGCGATTTCGACCCGTCCAGCAACGAATTGCTGCAGATCCCCGATGGTCTCCACATCGCAGTCGACGTAGGCCCGTACGCCCTCTGTCACGACGCCGGACTTCTCCGACTTGACCGTGGCGGTGGATACCATGCCCGCGATTGCCAGCGCACCATGAATGGTTGCGTCCATCTGACGCAAGAAGTCCCGCTCGCTCACCGGACACCCCCCGAACACAGAAGCGCGTACGCTTGCAGCCCCCTCACCTGGGCGTCGCACTGGGCGGCGGCGCCAACAGCTCGGCCCGCACTTTCGATTCGGTCGTCGGCTCGACCATCAGGCTGGCTGGCGGCAGCGGCGGCTGCGGACAGCTCTGCGGTGGCGATGGACGCTTGCCAACGCTGGTGCAGGCGCTGGTTGCCAGCGCGAAGATCAGCGACAAGGCGATCAGATGCCGTCTGTGCATCGTTCTTTTCCTTTTCGTACTTGGAGGCCAGGGCGTTCGCGGCGGCGGCGCTGCTGCGCTCCGCCTTCAGGGTTTCGGCCGCGGCATTGGCTTCGGCGCGGGCAGCATCACGCTCAGCTTCCATAGCGTCACGGGCCGACGCGGCCTGGTCGGCCGCACGGTGCGCGATGGAGACCGAGCCGCGCTGCCAGACAACGACAGCCAGCAGCAGGAGGATGGCAACGATGAGGGCGCGGATCATGCGGACACTACCGGGTCTTCGGGCGGGATGACCGCACCAAGGCCGCGCAGCGTGGATTCAAGCTGGCGGACGCGAATACGCAGCGCGCTTGCGTCCTCCTGCGCCTTGAGGCGCATCTGCATCTCGGCCTGCAGCCGCTCGTCCTGAGCAGTGACACGCTGCTCGAGGAACCCGATGCGCTCGGAAAGGCCCTTGATGAGATCCACGTTCGCGTCGGTTTCCGTGCGCTCCTTCCTGTGCGCGAGGAACGCCGTCCACGTCTCGCGTAGCACCCACAGCGCTACCACGCTGCCCGCAGCCCACCAGGGTGCCGAGCCAGTGACGCCGCCGCCGACCATCAGCGCAGCGCCTCTGCAACGCCGGCGTCGATCACATCCGGGCGCCAGTACATGCCTCCGTTCTCATGCTTGGCGATGGCCGTAGCCAGGCGACTCAGGGTGATCGCGTTGTCCAAGCGGATGACTTCCGAAGGCGCAACACCAACGGCGGTGGCAACCTGCCGGACGTAAGCGCCGGTATCGTTTTCCACCGGTGGGGCCCAGCGCCCGATGATCTCCTTCACCGTGCGCAGGCCGTGCTTGCGCTGGTAGGTGAGCAGGGTCTTCGCGAGGGCGCGGAACCCAGCCTGCGGGGTCAGGAACACGCAGAAGCGCTGCTCACGGGCGATAGCCGCAGCTGACCGGTCCTCACCCTGCCACGGCGTGCTGGTGCGGTCGATGTTGCCAGGATTGTTGTTGCGTACGCCGCGCGGCGTGTTGGTGGTGCCCATGCGATCCCCCGTAGTCGCTGTGGAAGAACCGGCACCGCTCACGCCACCCGGGCGTATGTGAGCGGTGCCGGCCTGTTCGGTTACGCGCCTGCTGCGGCGGAGCCCGGCGTCAGCCGGACGAAAACGGTCAGGGCGCCGGCCTCGGCCGGGTAGACAGCGAAGCCGATGTCGCCCACCTGGTCGGCACCGGCTGCACCGGCGGTCGCGTGCCCAGCATCGGTGTCCCAGTTGACGGCGGTACCGACAGCGAACACGGCGGCCGGCAGCTTGGGCAGCTCGAACACGCCTTCGACGTGCGTAGCGATGGTCTCGCCGGCCTTCCCATCGGTCACGGCGACGGCAACCAGCTTGCCCTGTACCACCAGCTCGCCACTCTTCGTGTCAGCGGTCAGGGTCACGTCGAGCACGCGACCGTCCTGATGTGCGTTCTTCATAAATACTCTCCGGATGCGTGAAAGGGTTCAGGAGACCGCCGCTTTCGTGGCGATCTCCATGGCGGGCGATCAGCCCTGAGCGGGTGCCGGGTTACCGGGGTTCTTGTAGATGCCGCGGAAATCGGCAATCGCCGGCGCCGCATCTAGGCGCACCTTCCAAGCCACGCCATCGACGGTGAAACCCTGGTGCTGTTCCAGGTACGGTGTCTGGTTGCCGTCGAGGTAGCCCACCACGATCCCATCCACGTAGGCGGGGTTGGAGATGCCGTACCAGGCCTGTGCATCCTTGGCGTCCAGACGGCCGTCATCCCAGACTTCGAAGGTCTCGCGCACGATGTTGGGGTCGTTGCTGCCAACGCCCCCGCCCACGGCGAACTGGGCGGTGCGCACGGTTTTTGCCAGGCCGCTCAGCGCCACCGGCGTCAGCAGGCCGCGCATCGGCACCTGGATGAGATTGCCGTCCGCATCCTTCTGCAGGCGCATGGCAGCCTGCATCGCGCTGACGCTGGCGGTGCTGATCAGTGCAGCCGGGAGCAGGTTCTTGTGGTCAGCATGGAACAGGCGCTTGCCGTCAGCCAGGATCGGGTTGCTGTTGATCAGATCGAACACGGCCTTGGCGAGCGTACGGCGTGCCGCCTGGCCCATCTTGCGCGGCACGTCGCCAAACACACCCAGTTCGTCGTTGATGATGGCCTGGCGGGTGATGGTGAACAGCTTGCCGTAGGTCACGATCTTCATGGCCTGCGACTGCTCGGAGAACGAACCCTGCTTGTACTCGCCGCCTTCCGGGACGACATCCAGATCAGAGAAGGCGCCCAGACCCACCAGGTTGGTCGGCTTGAAGTCGCTCACATTCACCGGGCGGGTGTACTGGTCGAAGGTTTCTTCCACTTCCTGGTAGCCCTGCAGCAGCGCCCGGCGCGAAGCGTCTCCCAGCAGCTGCGGGAAGTCCGAGCTGCTGTGGGTGAAGGCCATGCCCACCACTTCCAGTCGCTCCATACCACGGGTATCCACACCGGCCTGCTGCACGCAAGCGCGGGCGATCTCGGTCAGGGACATGCCACGGAAGGCGTTACCGTCCGTCGCCTGGACCAGACCGGCACGGGCCTGGATCGCATTGGACATGGCCGAGCGGGTCAGATCGCGCTGGTCAGTACCAGCGGTGACGGCCGCACCGCCATTGAGCGGTGCAGCGTTGCTGCCCAGCAGTGCCAGGATGTGGCGACCCACCGCGTCGGCGGTGACGTTGGAGTCTGCCTGCGCCATTACGCCATCCACGTACTCACGGACCTGTGCGTTGCCCATGTGCGGGAGCGCAATTGCCTGGATCTGGGTGTTGCGCTCACGCAACGCACCCAGCGCGGCCTGGACCGGATCGGCCGGCGTCGGCGCGGGAACGGGAGCCGCGGCGACGACCGGGGTGACCGGCGCGGCAGCGGTGGTTGCGACTGCCGGGCTCTGTCGACCGGCGTTCGCGAGGATGGCGCTGTACTGCTTCTTCATGGTTGGATCCTCGATATGGCCGATCACGGCCGACTGGCTGACCTCGGGAAGCGAGGCGAATACTTGCGGAGAGAGGCTGGCGACGATGCTTCGACGCAGCTGGGACAACACGGGAGCGCCAGCACCCTCGATGGACTGCAGATAGCCGCGAATGGCGACCGTAGATGCCGACGACCACATAGCCGTGGCTCCGGGGTCGGCATCCACCACCAGGTCGGCCAGACCGGCATCTACGGCCTGCGGACCGGAGAACCAGTGGTCGGCGTCGTCGGTGAGCAGTCGCTCCATCTCTTCACGCCGGCCGGAGCGGGCCGCGTAGGCCTCCAACATTGCCGACGCGTGCGCGTCCAGCGCCTCCGCGTTCTGACGAAAAGCCGTAGCGCTGCCGGCAGCGACGGTACGCGGCGCATGAACCATGACCAAGGAGCTGGCATAGACACGGCGCTCATCGCCGGCCTGCAGGATCAGCGAGGCGATGGAAGCGGCCTGCCCCTCCACGGTGACGATCTTGTGCGCCGGATGGGCCTGCAGCGCGTTGTGGATTGCCATGCCATCGGCGACGACACCACCGACGCTGTTCAACCGCACGTGGATGGTGCCCGCCGTGATCTGGCCGATCCGCTCGACCAGGTCGGCAGCGGACACTGACTCTTCGAACAGATAGCCACCGATGGCGCCATAGATCATCACGTCGGCGACATCGGCCTCCGCGCGGACCTGATACAGCGCGGGGCCGAGCTCGGCTTCGGTTGCCGCGTCCGCGCGGATCGTATTCTGGATCGCGCTGGCCAACAGGCGTGCATGCATGTCATTCGCTCCTGGAGAGATCGCGCGTCAGCTGGCCCAAGACTTGGGCACGCGCTTCTGCACTGGTGTTGGGCGCCGGCGGCGCAAGGGTCTGGGTCTGCTCCTGCCAGTCCTGACGCTGACGCAGGACCTCAGCGGGGTTGTTGCCGTACTGAAGCGTGTTCTGCTGCGGCGACACCCAGCCGCGGTCCTCCGCCTCGCCGCGCGCGTAGGCCTCCTTCAACGGATCAATCCACGGCATCACCGGTCGGACGTACGTTGAAGCGGCCAGGTCCCGGAGCGTCCAGCCGCGGGGCAGGCGCACGCGGCCCGAAAGCACGCATGCCTCCACGAAACGCATGCGCTGCGGTCGCACGCACAGCGCAATGAAGCGTTCGGCCAGCATCAAGTAGCTGCCCCACTTCTCGACCAGCTCCTGACGCTGTGCCGAATAGGTTCCGTTGTAGTCCAGCGACAGGCTGGAATAGCTCACGCCGATGCCACCGGCAGCTGCGCGCAACTGCTCCTTCCGCCAGGTGGCGGCATTGGGATTCGGCCGGTCGGTGCCCAAACTCTCAATCGACTCGCCGGGCAACAGATCATCGAAGATCGCACCGGGGGCAAGGCGCAGCTCACGAATCGGAACACCGTCTTGGAGGATGGCCTGGCCGCCTAAGTCCGCGCCGTATTGCTCGCCGCCGCCCTTCTTGATCTGGAACGTCATCGACGCCGCCACCTTGGCAGCAATGCGTTCGGATTCTTCGTAGTCCTTCACGTCCTCAAATCGGGACATGGCGCTCGCGAACACGCTGAGCCCCCGTACCTGGTGCAGGCGCTTCATCAGCGCGATGCAGTGCATGAACTCGGCAGAAACCCGCTTGGTCTCCAGCCGCGTCCCCATCGGATCGCCCGGATGACTCTTGTAGACGTGGAACGCGATAGGCCGACCCCAGGCGTTGCGCTCGACACCTTGCAGGATGTTGCGCGCCGGATCGTTGAAGTCCAACGGCACCAGGTCGGCTTCCAACATCTCGAAGCTGTACGGCACAACAGTGCCGTGCTCGAAGAACGGCACTGTGCCGATCAGGTCCTGGTAGAACGCATCACCGTCGCGGAACCAGCTGCGTGCCAGCAGCTGCTGGCACATGCCGTAATCGTGCGTGCGGGTGGCCTCGGGCGCGTCCCACCAAGCGTCCCAGAGGTCGTCCAGCTGCAGTGCCAGATCGCGGTTGATCGGCTGCCCGGGGAGCCGAGGTGCAGAGAGCACGTCGATGCCTGCGCCAACCGTGTTCTGGACCAGAACGTTCAACGCGTTGTCCGCCAGATCAAGGTCACGCTCCAGATGGCGGGCCTGATCGCGGAGCTGGCGCGCATCCATGCCTGCGATGGCATTGCCACTGCCCCAGTCCCTCGCCAGCTTTCGGTTTCGCGACGGCCGCGTGACTTCGTGCGCGCGAGCGATGACCGGAGCCATCTGAGCCCGCGCCGATTGAATGGCGCGATCCGCGCTGAGTGCGGCATCCAACCGTGCCTTGGCGATCTGCGCGGAGGACATCAGGTCTTCCCGCCGAAATCTGCATTCGCCCAGCGCGCCCGACGACCGGCAACCGAGACTGCACGCAGGACCGCAGCCTGCCACTCTTTCCGACCGGAACGAATCTCAGCCAGGTCCGCTCGGGACAACTGGCGATCACCGATGCGAACGGTCTGGCCCGAAAGGACGGCGACCTCCGCGTCGATGTAGAAATCCAACATTTCCTGAGCAGTCTTCATGACAACATAGGCTACGGATAGCGCTGTCCACGAACTCAATAAATTCGTGGACAGCAGCCCGCGTAACTAACTGATCTGAAAGAAGCAGAAAACTAATTTGTCTCCACTTTCATTGAAACCGTGGACTACACCTGTTTTTCCTTTCTCGGGAGCCCGCCAGGGAACAACTCGTGCAGCTTTGATCTCGACACGTCAAAGTCCCGCATGACCTGTTTCACGGGAATCCCAGCCTCTAAAGAACGACGAATCTCGGCCAGGGGATAGGTCCGAACTGCGGCAGGGAAGTACGGCTGCTCGCCGGCGAAGCATTGCATCACCGACTCAACGAACGGCAGCGCCATGCGCTCACTGATGCCAATGTCGGCCCGCATGGCGGCCAGGATCCGCTCCCTCAGCTCTTCGGCCGACTCGGTACGTTTTGCCATTACAGCGCCCACCCATCTCGCGCCAGTCCGCTGCTACGCGGCCGGACCTGTTGGGTTCCACGCGAAACAATCTTCGCCTCGACTTCGGCAGGCGCAGCCTCTGTTTCACGGGAATCCGTGCTGTTCACGGTCAGCAGCAGGCGGGCCTCCAGCACGTCCCAGTCTGCACGTGTGTAGCGATGCAGGCGGACCTCCGGGTGGTGCGCGGCAGCATAGGCATAGACCCAAGTGTCCAGCGGCTCGTTACGTGCAACTCTCTTCTCGAATCGGTTCTTAACCGGGTTGTAGACCTCCGACACCAAACCGGGGAAGTACTCATCCGGCAGCTCATCGCTGAAGTGCACCAGGCGCGATTCGACGGCGCGCTCCGCATCGGCAGAGAGGCGGCTATACAGATAGTGCTTCGCAGCCACGGTGCCTACGTGGTGAATGGTGATGCCACGCTTGTCCGTTTTACCGTTCCAGGTCACGTCAGCCAGCTTGCCCTTCGACAGAACCGGGGCATTGTTCGGCACGGCGCCGAAAATACACATGGGCCTAGTGACACGCCGCTGGCGCACGAAGTTCTTTACCGCCTCCGTGCGGTGGCCACCGGCATCGATGGCAACGGCCATCGGGCGCAGAAGAGCGCCGTCCGCTCGCTCGATGGCGCGGTTCAGAAGGTCTGTCAGCGCAACCCAGACGGAATCCTCTGCGGGATCACCCTGCAGCTCCACATAGTCCAAGGTCCAGGCGGTCATGCCACGCCCCCAGCCGATGGTGTGGACCGCCAGGCGACCATCCTGGGTATCCACACCCACCGTCACCGCCAGCACCCCGAGCGGAGCCAACCGCAGGGCGTACGGCTCGGCACGATCCTTGATCACGTTGTGCTTGACCGCGCGCATCGACGGGTCTTCCCACGTCTCGGCCAGCCGATCATTCACGAAGGTTTTGAGGGAGGCAGGATCACCCTGTGCCTCCAGCCACTCCTTCACCAGGTCCAACCAGCGCGGCCCCAGGCCAAACTGGTAGTACAGGCAATTGATGGTGTAGCCGCGAATCGGCGAGTCCGGGTTGGCCGCCACCCAGCGCCCGTTGGCAATCATGTCGGTCTTGAAGTGTTCCTCGATGGCGACACCGCACTCGCAACACGCGTACCACGCGTGGCTCTTGTCGGGCGACCACACCAGGCCGCTCCACTGCAGCGCCTGGTAATGGCCGCAGTGCGGGCACGGCACGTGATACCGGCGCTGATCGCTCTTGTCGTACAGCTTGGCGATGCGGCTGAGCCCGGCAATGCCCGGCGTGCTGATGTACTGGCGTTTGTAGGTCGTTGGGAAGGACGACGTGCGGCCGTCCAGCATCTTCACCGGATCGTCGCCCGTGGAGAGCTGCTGCGGCGCCTCATCGATCTCATCCACCTGGAGGTACTTCACCGTCGAAGACTTCAGGCGCTGCGGACTGCCCATGTGCTCCACGAACAGCTGGCCGCCGGCGAAGTCCTTGAACGTGCGCTGGTTCGCGCTGTCGCGGCTGGCGGTGCTGGTCAGCGCCTTCTTGACCGCAGCGCACACCTCGATCATCGGGTTGAGCTTCTGGGCGATCCACTTGTTCATGGACACCTCACCCGGCAGCGCGTACATCATCGGGCCCGGCGCATAGTCCATCCAGTAGGCCATGGCATTGGTCGCCAGCTGGCTCTTGCCGAACTGGATCGGGAACATGCAGACCTGGTCATGCACCGGGCTGCGGGCGGACATGTTGTCCATCGGCTCACGCAGTGGCGGGTTGCGGTCCGTCACCCAGCGCCCGGGCTTGCTGCCGCTCTTGGTGGACAGGCGCATGTGTTCGTCGCACCACTGCGAAACGCTCATGGGCCGCCGCGGCTGCAGCGATCGCGCCAGCACCGACGCCATGCAGCTCTGTGCCTCCATCATTCCGCAGCCTCCGCTGCCTTGGCCGCCAACGTGCGGAAGCATTGGCTGAGTTCTTCCAGGGCGTGGCTCACCTCATCCCAGACCAGCCGCCGACAACCGGCCTCATCCAGCGTTGCGGCGAGCTGCGGCGCCAGCGTATCGGCCAGGCGCTCCATCGCACCCCGGAACGTCGTCGCATGCTCAGCGAGAAACGCCTCCACGTCCGCGCGGGGCAGCAGCAGCCCCAGCTCCTTCTGCAGCGCGATGTGGGCCATGTGCGCGTCGGTTTCTGCCTTGTCGGCCAGCGCCTTGGCCTTGCGCGCAGAGTCCGGGGTCTGGGGCCGACCCACCCGTGAAGGCTTGGCATCGTCGTCGTCGCCATCGTCTTCGTCGTCATCGATGTCGGCGTCGACTTCATCGGCCCCCTCCCCGCTCCCCACCAGCGCGCTACCGCGCTCATCTGCGTGGCGCTGGGCGACACCGGCATAGACCGGGTCTGCGGTGCGTGCGTAGAGCTCCAGGGAGGCGGACTTCAGGAATCCCTTGCCGCCCTGACCCATCACCACCCTGCCCTTCTTCCTCAGCTCTACCACGTAGGACGGCTTGCAGCCGATCAGCGAGGCCAGCTCTTTGCCAGTGATCGTCACGTCTTCCTCAGCCATTGCTTCCCCCTACTCCATTTCCTTCGAAGATCGTTAAAGCGGAAAAACGCGCGCGCGTGAGCATGTGCGGGCTGTGCGGCGTCATGTGCGGGACGCGATAGCCGCTGAATCGACGTGGCACAAGGCGTGTGCGGCGTGTGCGGGATGTGCGGTCACCCATATATGCACGCGAGGCGCATTGCGTCATTGGATCGCGATACCCGTTCGCGCCCGCGCCCGCCCATGTAGGCCAATACCCGCACGTCCCGCACACGTCTACTGCCGCAAGCGATTCGCAGCAATTCAATGCCCGCACATCTGCCCGCACGTCCCGCACACCCCGCACATTGATGGGCATAGTGATCACGCACGCCCCTTATAGTCGGCGTACATGCGGCGGAACAACACGACCTGGTCGCCCAGCCATGCGGCCTCTGTCTTGCCGTCAGGCACCGTGCAGTCGCCCAGCATCAGGAACCCATGTGGCCCGTTGACGGTCTGCTCAATCTGGTAGCGCTTCCGCGCCCGGTCGGGGTGAAGGATCTGGCGCTTGCGCACCAGCGCGTTGATGAACTTTGGTGACGGCGCCGGGCGTGGCAGGCCTTCGCGCGCGCACCACGCCTTGTAGACCTCGTACCACTCCTTCGACAGCGCCGGCATGGGTTTCAGCCCGGGAATGTCATCGCCGTAGAGCTCGTCCAGAAACCGCTGCGGGCTGTCCTGACTCAGGCCGATCAGTTCTTCCTTGGCCTGCGTCATCGGCGGGTTGGTGCCGTTGGTGAAGCCGGTCAGGTCAACCTGCAGCAGGTAGTGGTGCAGCGCCGCCGTCGCGCCGTTGCGAATATCGGCCAGCACCTCGGTGTAGAACTCCAGGCTCAGCTTGTCCGGGGTCCAGATCACCGCATGGCGGCGGTCATCCTCTTCCAGCACGACCGGCATCGCCTCGTTTGAGAGGAACACCAGGTTGGCGTGGTTGTCTTCCTCGTAGGCCTGGATGTTCTTCGGGTTGATGCGGATGCGATCACCGGTGATCAGCGCCTTGAGCTTGTTTTTGAGGTGGTAGACCTCGGTGCGTGCAACCACTTCGTCGGCCAGCAGGAACAGCTTGCGGCTTGCCCAGTCGTTGAACTTGTCTTCAAGGGCGGCCTGGTCAAGCACGCGGCCGTACTCACCGTAAAGCTTCATGTACTCATCGAAGAACATGTTCTTGCCGGTGCCCTGCGGACCATGGATGACGATGGTCGATTTCATCTTGGCACCCGGATGCTGCAGCGGGTACGCCAGCCACTTGACCACCCAGTCGTACAGCGCCTTCTGGTTGGCCTCGTTCCCGCACATGTGCCAGAGCAGTTGCAGCAGCCGGTCGCAGTTGCCCTCCTGCGGCACCGTCGGCCAGCCTGCGAAGAGATTGCAGGTCACGCCCGGCTTCTCGCCCGAAGGGTCGAAGTCGACCTCGCGGACACGCACGATGGACCGATCCGAGTGCTCCATCCACGCACGGTGCAATTCCTTGCGCACGCAGGCGTCGCGCATGTCGCCCAGCGCAACCAGCATGTGTTCCTTGTGGTCGAACACCGTGCCGCCCTGCCCGTACACCAGTGCGAAGCGCTCAAGCAGCTCGGTCAGCGAGTGGATGGGAGCAAGACGATCATTGCCCTCGCCCCCGTTGCTGGTGAGGGAAGGCGCGCGTTTTTCTGCAGGAACCCGCCATGAAAGCTCCGTGAGACGGGCCTCGACCTGCGCGCGCACGACATGCAGGCCTTCGTGGGCGTGCAGATCGTTGAAGTCGCTGATCTTGCGGCCAGTGTCGATGAAGCGCTCACGCCTGGCCGGCTCATCGGCAAAGACCGGGTGCAGCACCGCTCCGCCCACGTCGAGCGCTGCGGCCTCGGCACCGAGCAGGCCGGCATTCGATGCGCCATGCGGCTGCGCGCACGATGGGCAGAACTGCGGATGATCGGCCAGCACCAGGCGGCTCTTGCAGTGCCGGCACTTCTGCAACACGTCGTCGTCGGCGCACAGCAGCATCTTGCTGCCGCGATAGCGTTTCGCCAGGGCCGAGGCGACGGCCAGCATGTTTCCGGCATCGAACGCCACGGCCACCGGGTAGCCCGTAGCCATGTGCAGCGTGGCCGCAGTGGCGTAGCCCTCGGCCACCAGCAGGATCCACTGGGGACTTCCGCCGATCAGGTGGAAGTGGCCCTTCTTGACCATACCGGCCGGCCAGTATTCCTTCGCAGGCTTGTGCCCTGCCGCCGCCAGCTTCGCGCTGCGCAGCACCTGCAGGCCATGCACCTGTCCGTTGACGTCGAGCAGCGGGACAAGTGCGGCGCCCGTGGTGCCATAGCGCAGGCCGAAACCCTGCACGCCCTTGCTGACCAAGTAGTCGGCCTCGCCAACGGCATTGGCCTTGGCCCAGGCGGACGACGCTCGCTCTGCCGCTCGCTTCGCCTGGGTCTGCCGGGCGGTCTCCGCCCTGCGCCGATCCTCGGCCAGGCGGTTGCGCAGCGCTTCGCGCTGTTCATCGGAGAAGGTCTTGTCGCGCTTACGCAGATCAACCTTGGTCGCGCCGTTCTCGTTGCCGTGCCAGACGCCGTAGGTGCCGACGACCAGAACTTCGCCGGCCGAGGTGTTCAGTTCGTGGAGCGCGTACCAGCCCCGGCGCTCGCGTGAACCTTCGACGCGGCACCGGACCATGCGCCCGGTGGTGTCCAGTTCGGTGACCAGCAGGCCGGCAGACTGCAGCTGCTGCAGCACATCCCCATAATTCTCAGACATTCAGTAGTTTCCCGAGCCGCTATGTACCCAGGAAATGCGCGTCCGAATACCCGCGTTCGTCAGATCCAGGGAGGACCCATCGCTGGTATCGCGAATAGCTCGCAATGCCACGGCGGATTCAGTAGCACGGGCAGCACGCGGCCTTTCACAAGCCACCCGGGGGGATGGGGCCAGATCAATGCTTGCTTGGTACATCAGGGTTCCCCAAAGGCAGGCTGTGCTGCCGGTTGTCTTGCTGCTCTTGTCGCTGGCGGATGCGCTCGCGCTCTGCCAAAGCTTCTTCACCAACCAACCCAGGCACCGCATCAGTCAGCGCCAGGGCTGCAAGTTCCATCGCTTGCCGCGCAGACGCGCTGGCTATGCCACGCCGTCGATATCGGGATCGATGGGCGTGGTGGGTTGCCACGTCAGTCCTCCATCCCCTGTTGACCAGCAGCACGGCAAGCGTTGCGCTCCAGTCGGTAGCAGAGCCGGCGAACCTCGCGCGACAGGTCCTGGATTCGATCCGCCTCGGGAACGGTCAGGCGCTGATCGGCTATCGCATCGATGCCCGCACCGGCCAATGCCCCCGTCAGCTTGTGCAGCTCCAGCAGCTTTGACTGGATTGCCGCCAGCTCATCGGGCCAACCTCCCAGGGGCGGCGGAGGCACGTAATCGACCATCAGGTCGTACTGCCCTGCGAGGGAGCACACCCAGTCAGTCGCAATCCCTTGCGTACCAACGAACAGCTGCAGGTAGTCCGTCAGAATCTCGGCCATCTCCATGGAGATCGACTCACCATCGATGCCCCGAAGCTTCTTCCGCAGCGTCTCCGCCGATATCGATCTGCCTCGGCGCCTGCTGATATGCGCGGCCGCATCCTGTAGACCACCAGGGGCGCGGGCCACTGCGTTGTGCAGCGCATCCCGCCAGTACAGGTCAGAGCGGAGGCAGGTCACGTTGCCCCCTGAAATGCGCCATCGATCATCGTGGGAAGGCGGGCGGCGCTCGGCGCAACATTGGCGCCATGGCAGAGATCATCAGCTTCCCTCAGCGAATGCGCTTCACCGCAATCCGCAACTTCGACGCCGCCGTGGGCGTCGGCGGAGTGGTAGCGGTGCTTTTCGAGCCCGACTACGTCGAATGGCGAGACCGACGCGATCATGCGGCTCCAACCTCCGGCCCATTTTGCTCCGCCCCCTCTTCCAAACCGAAAACATCTGGACGAAGTGCGTAGCGCGACACCCCGGTCGCGCGTTCAATCGCTATAGCGTGGCGTGGAGGTACTGGCCTCAACGCTCTGACCCATTGGTTCAACTGTTGAGGGGACACGTGCAGAGCTCGCGCCAGCGCCGCCTGCCCTCCTTCGAACTTCTGAACAGCTGCTTCTATTGGTCTCATGCCACAAGTAAAGCACAGCTTTCTCTTCAATGTAAAGCGGTGGTTTATTGGCCTGATGCCGCAAAGCTTGGATCATCAACCAATGCTTGATAGTCAGGAACTCGCAAGGCGCATCCGCTTTGCCTTCGAACACTCGTCCCGGGGCACAAAGGCCAGGGTCGCTAAAGAGTGCGCGATCAATCCACAAGCCATCACCGGCTGGGAACGAAAGGGCTCAATCGACAGGAACCACATCCCGACCCTGGCGCGCCTAACTGGGCGCCGGGTGGAGTACTTTCTAGACGGTTCTGTAAACGACTCTGACAGCTTAGAGCTCGGCGAAGGCCCCCGCCGAATCGATGCCGTCTCGCACTCTGAGATAGCCAGGACCGACCATGTTCACGTCGAGCAACTAGATGGAGAGGCGGACATGGGAGACGGACGTATCAACGATGATTACCCCGAAGTCGTCAAGTCAATGGACTTCACAAGCGCCTATATCCGCTCACTTGTAGGCTTCGTGCCACCACCCGGTCGCCTGGTTCTTGTCACTGGCCGAGGCGACTCAATGATTCCCATAATCCAGCCAGGCGAATCATTGATGGTGGACACCGGCATCACATCCTTCGATGGCGATGGCATCTATCTAATCAACACCGGCAATGGGCAACAGGTCAAGGGTCTGCAGGACCGTGGCGCCGCCGTCTACGTTGTAAGTGCAAATGCGGCGCTGTATCCGGCATTCCCACTGCCAAACGGCAGCATGATCGCAGGCAAGGTCTACCTGCGTAACCGTATTGATCGCCTGAACTAAGTAGCGCCAAAGGAAGGCCCTGTGATCGAAACCATAGTAGTCATGCTGGTCGCCACTGCATTAGTGAGCGCCTACGTCTGGAAGTCGGGAAGCAATCAGGTACAGAGTCTCCAAAGTCGATTCTCCAAGGTGCCAGGGTTCACCGCATCGCATCTTCATGTGAGCGCAGACGGCAAAAGTGCCGTCGGCGTCGATGAGGCCAGGAAGATCTTCTGTTTCCTCAAGTGCAACGCAGGACGAACAGTTCACCGCTTGGTTCCCTATGCATCGGTCATCTCGGCAGACATCTATGAAGACGGCTCTGTCATTAGCTCAGCCTCGCGTTCAAGCCAAGCCTTAGGCGCCGCAGTTGGCGGCCTCGCTTTCGGCGTAGTTGGTGCAATTGCTGGCGCCGTGACCGGTAAGCGACGGGAGACTCCCACTGTAAACCGGATAGATCTCCGTGTAGTAGTTGATGATATGGCCACGCCCACGCACGACGTTTCCTTCCTCTGCCTGGACGTGCCGCGATCTGGCGCCTTGTACTCGGCTGTAAGCGAGAACGCCAGGCTCTGGCAGGCTCGCTTCGACGTTGCGATGAGGGTCGCAGAAGCTAAAGCCAGCCCAGAGCAGGCCCAATAGTAAATTTAATAAATCACCGCTTTACTTTTTCAATAAAGCCATGCTTTACTTCGCTTGCCGGCTGACCAGCCGGCGGGCGACCGGCGGGTCGCCACCCTGTCGGCCTCCCCCTGACCGGCAGCAGCCGCCCCTCGGCTGATGACCCGCCGGCGCCCTCCTTCCTACGGAGAGCGCCATGAACCAGACCGATCCTCGCTTCACCTACACGACTGACGACGCCGGCAACCGCCTGACCGTCATCGACTCGACCACTGGGCTGGAATTCACCGCCCGCTCGGTAACCGACGATCCGGTCACCCATGAGGGCGCCATTGACGCCTGTGCCAGCTGCCGCATCGGCGGACACAGCGACTGGGCCCTGACCAGTCGTCAGGAGCTGCTCTCCCTGGTCGATCTGAGCCGCTACAGCCCGGCCATCGACACCGACGCGTTCCCCGACTTCCCGTCCGACTGGTTTTGGACCGCCGACCTGTGCGCCTGGTCCTCGGCGTCCGCGTGGGTCGTCAATTTCAGCTACGGCCTCGTCCTCAGCTACCTCCGCTACGGCGACGGGTTCGCGTTGGCCGTGCGTCGTGCCGGTCAGTAATTGGACTTTTGCCCCTCGATAAGCACAGCAGCCATCGGAGCTGGAGTACGTCATGGCCGATCACGCTATTTGCAACCTGCCCGCATCAGTCACCCGGCTGATCCGCATTCCTCACTGGCTTCGCCGCGTGCTCGGCCTGTGCCGATTGGAGCTGCACGTAGAGCTGTCGAAGTGCGGGGCATCGAGCCTGGACGCGGCGGCCATCCTCGGCATAGGCCACGACCGTGGTCGGCTGCTTCATCGCTACTTCGCTCAGTGTGTGTGCGTACACCGGACCAATTGTTCGCTTCTTCCCTGGCCCAAGTTCCAAGGGGAAGCCAGGGTGACCATTCCGATCGTTCAGCACATCAGACAGCGGCTGAAGTTTGCGACCGCAGGCCAAGGCCACCTTTTCGATCGGAACGGCTATGCGCCCGGTATTTACCAGATCGACCCAGAGTTCGAGGCGGCCGTCCTTTGCCATCTTCACTGCGGGAACGACACGCCAGCGAATGGCGCCGCGACGGTACTGAATGACGGTGTTGAAAACGCTGAGTCCCGCACCGAACAGTGCGAGCGCAAACGTCACGTAAGACAGCCATCCAGCGGCAGCCATACCCATCCCCTTTGAGTTCCATGAGCGCAGAGCATATCGCCCTGCGCCGCCTCAGGAGCGCGCCATGTCTCATCGCTACGCCGATCCAAGCCCCTGCCTGCTGCCGCTGTTGGCCGTGAAGGCCCTGCGGGCCGTAGCAGCACGCGATCACAGCACCGCCCGAACCCTGTGGGTTCGCAGCAAGGGCGAACACAGCCGCAACCAGCTGCGCCGCTCCCGGCGCATGGGCGTTGCCAGCCTCCGACTGGAAGCCTGCTCGCGCGACATGTCTGCTGAGGTGCGGGCATGACGCGCTGCGCATTTGTGGGCGAACGGGAACAGGTGCACCTCGTGCAGATGGCCGGTTCTTGCACCCTGACGATCACATATGACCAGGGCGAGCGTCAGTTCTCGCTGGCCCTCCGCCGCAATGCGACCGCCCGACAGAAAGCGCGCGGCATTGATGGCGCCACATTGACCCAGCTTACCCTTCTACCGGACCGCCTGATGGGCATTCGGAGGGACAACCGCGGCCATCTACTGCTTAAAGCGGAGAGCACCATTTTCTGGGTGCCCGAGAAGGAAGCCGAGGGCCTCAACAAGTGGCTCAACCTGCTGAACCGCCTGCTCCTCGCATCTTCTCAGTCCAGCACCGACGGAGCGACGCAATGAGCCGCCGCCTCCGCATCGCCTGGCTGGCAGTTGCACTTCTGGCTGCCGTTGTCGTGCCGCTGCGCATCGCCGAGATCCACGGCGCCCACGCCGACCGCAATGCGGCCAAGGCCCGCTGGGCAACCAGCAGTTCGGTGAGGGGCTGACCATGCGCCAGACCTCCCGCCCGCTGCCTGCATCGGTTCCCTCCTGCGGCCACGGCCATCGCGCGCAGATCGTCACCACCAGCGGCGCACCCACCGGCCATCGCCTGGGGACGGCTTGCCCCGACCTGGTCCACATCGAGTGCCACCGCTGCGGCATCGCGACCCGACCGGTTCCCTGCGACCGTGCCGCGTTGGCCGAGCTGCGCTGGACCGACAGCACCTTGGCCCATTACCGCATTCCGATCTCCCACCTCGCCCGCCACCGCGGCGAAGTGCTGGCCGAACTCGCCTCAGCCGCCCCTGCCACCTCCATCGCAGCCTGACCAGGAGACACGCTATGGCCGCCGCACTCAAGCCGAAAGAACGCGCCGCGCTGCTGGCAGCGCATGCCGCTTCGGACCACGCACTGCACCGCACCCGCGCCGGATTCGCGCCCACGAACCGACCGGAGAAGGTCTTCACGCGCCGCGTCATGAACTGGCTGGATGAGCGCGTCCTAATCCGGTACGACGACCCGCAGCTGCCGCGCAAGGCGACCCTGACCGATCTCGGCCTCGCTGCCGCAGAGGCCGAGATCGCGAGGGCACGCGACCTGGCGCTCACAGCATGAGCGTGCAGCCCATCCTGCCAGTGGAGCAGCAATTCGCCACCGGCCACCAGGGCGAGTCGCTCGTGCTGATGGTGTGCCAAGGCTGGCTATGGGCCGGCCTCTACACCGCTGCGCCCCGCGAGTCGCTCCTGAAGGTCGCCGCCAGCGCCAGCCGGAGCGTGGGGGTATCGCACCACTCGCTCACCCTCGGCGGCGTCACGTTTTCCCTCAACCGACTTGCCGCACAGGCCGCGCGCCGCTGGCTCGACCGCCAGGGCGTGCGTGTTCGGTCGATCTCCCCCAACCACCGCGCTACGCGCAGCACGAAAGGAATCCACGCATGAGCCGTTCAGTTGTGATCTACGGGCCGCAACGCTGCGGCAAAACCACCAACGCGCAGGAGCTGCGCGAGCACTTCGGCATGAAGGACGTATTGGACGATTGGGATGGCCACACCGCGTATCCGCTCCACGACACGCTCGTCCTAACCAACAATGCAGATGCGATCGCGCACGTCACGTCGCGCGTTCTTCATCACGGATGCGCAATGCGCGAACTGCTGGCGGTGGCGCACGCATGAGCGAATCGCACCCGGCAACCGTCACAGAACCCGGCAGGCCCGGCAGTACCTACTCCGATGGCCCGGCATGGCACGCATTCGGCCTCAGTCGCGCGGCCTACCACGTCGTGCCGCGACGCACCCTGCAGTCGATGCCGGTCGAGTGGCAGGCACGCTTCGTAGCGCTGATGCAGGAGGCGCGTCAGACGCTGCCTGATGAGGCGTTCCCTGAGTACCAGGTGATTCGACTCAAGGACGGCAAGTACGCCAACGACCCCAACTGCCGGTACCGCCGCACGCCTCCGTTTCCCTGTCGCCCTGCCGACGAGGCGCATGCCGTCTGCAATGCACCGCTCGCCGGCGCCTTCGTCAACACCTTCACCCAATTCGATCAGGCCCGCCA